AAAGTTCTTTACAGGGGTGAGTTGTTTCGTGGTGGTCTTATGACTACTGTAGATGTGATTGAGCATGACTATGATGTCATTGAGGTCACACTTCGTAAACAGCTGCCCGATGATACTGGTGATTACATTCTGGACAACAAGTACCAGATGTTATTCACTAACCGTGAGTTTGATGAGTTTTTTAAACCATTCTTATATAATATGAAAGAGAGATTTGATGATGAGCCTAGAACAAACCAACCTTGATCTTCTAAAGGAAAATCTTCTTGAAAAATTGCGCACTAATGAAGCCACAGTCAAGTTTACCAAAGCAGATGGTACAGAGCGTACCATGCGATGCACCCTTGTCGAGTCTAAAATTCCAGCAGACAAGCGACCAAAGTCAACAGAGGCGCAAACTAGCAGCACTGTTGGATCCGCTATCCGAGTTTTCGATATGGAAAAAAGCGAATGGCGCTCTTTCCGTTTGAGTTCAGTTATTTCTTACTAAAAGGTGATTATTATGAGTAAAATTTTGATTTTGTTGTTGGTTATTGCAGTGGTGGTTTTGTTCCCCTTGGCTGTTATCTGGTCAGTGAACATGTTGATTCCAGCAGCTGCAATTCCAGTGTCGTTTGATACTTGGTGTGCTGTGGTTGTATTGGGTATGTTCTTCCGAGGCGAAAGTACTCTTAAGTTCAAGGCTTAATTATGGAATATGAAATTGCATTCGCATTAGCATTTGGTGCTCTATGCGCTGGCATCTTCTGGGCGCATCGTCGTAGTGTTCGTCTTGAAAAAGAACGCCATGAACGTGTGATGCGTGAGATTGAAGAAAACAACGAACGACTACGCCAAGCCCGTGCTGAACGTCGATCTAAGATGTCTCAGTGGTCTACAACTCCAGTATCTGCAACTAAAGTGACTGAGACTCGTGCTCATCAAAATCGTTATGCAGATCGTCGTCCTGTTGCTGTTGATGACAACAGTGATATGTTGACCATGATGATTCTTCAGAATGCAATGAACAGTTCTTCTGATACTGTATCTGGTTCAGTTCGTTGGGATAACGATACACCAACTATCACTCCAACTCCATCTTCTTCTTACGAATCTTCTAGTTCATCTAGCTATTCAAGCTACAGTTCTAGCGATTCTTCTTCTAGCTACTCGGACAGTTCTTCTTCTGATAGTGGCTCTTCATCTAGTGATTAAGGAAATATATGATTTCATCCCCAGCAGACCGTAAAAAGTTCAAAGACGCTATCCAAGAGATTAGCAACTCAATGACTCGCAAAGAGGCAGAGAGTGATTTGATTCGAGAGATCGTGAAAGAACTCAATGCTGAGTTCCAACTCCCAAAGAAAATCATCAATAAGATTGCAAAGACTTACCACAAGCAGAACTTTACACAAGAGCAACAAGACCACGAGGACTTCGAGACCCTCTACGAGGAGGTTACAGGGGTCCAAAAAAGTGCTTGACGCTTAACCCGATTTGCGGTATAATATATTATTAATTGGAGGCTAAGAACCTATGGCGACTACCGCAAAACGTGCAAAAGCACACGCAACCCTGCGTAAGACTATCGACGAACCAATGTTGGATCAGGACAACTACAATGTTTCCCTGACCAACGCATTGGTTTGGTATCGTGATAATGTAGATGAAAAGAAGATTCGCAAATTCGCTTTGGAATACTTCGCAAAACTCGGCAAGAAAACAGAAGTGCTTGCTATCAATAAAGCAGATGACTATGATGTTCGCCAACTTGGTGTGCTCTGTCGTCTCGTGTCAAATGAAAATGTACTGAGCGATGACCATATGAAGACCATTGACAATATGGTTACTCATATCATCCGCAAAGAAGCATTACCTAAAAAGATTAAAGAAGATAAAACCGTTATTGTCCCAGTGGCGACAGTATCAATTCAAGACCGCATGGAAGAAAAGGCACATGATCTTGCTGGTGAAATTGAAGGTGCTATTGACGACTTTGTTCTCAATAAGTGCAAGTCTGACTTTTCGACAAAGAATTATCTCTTGGCTAATCAAGTGGCTGGACCTATTGCTAAACGCATTGGAGAGATCTTTGTGCGTACTGCCGAAGAAATTAGAGAAGCGATTGAAGCTAATGATGAACAATTGGTAGAAGGTTACTCCCATCTCAATAAGCGAGAACTAAAACGCTTTGCTGAATTTGTAGAAGGTATTATCTCTGACTGCCAACAACAAGTACAGACTGCTAAGGCTAATCGTGCACCACGCAAACGCAAGGCAGTGTCTCCAACTAAAGTGGTTTCTAAGATGAAATTCATGCGTGACTTTGCTGAACTTAATCTCAAGTCTTGTAAGGCAGAGGATATCTTGACTGCCACTGAACTGTGGGTGTATAATACTAAGTACCGCAAGGTGACGGTGTATAAGTCTGATGGTGGTACTCTGTCTGTTAAAGGCACTTCAATCCTCGGATTCGATATCAAAGAGTCCAAGACTATGACACTGCGCAAGCCAGAAGAATTCTTCAAAGGTCTTGCGATGGGTAAACGTGCTATCAATGGTGCGTTTAAGAAACTAACAACCAAACCTTCAGTGCCAAATGGGCGAGTGAATGAAGAGTGTATCTTGCTTGGAGCATTTTAATGGAATTCCACTATCTTGCAGAAGGTATAGATGCAATTGTTGTTGATGGGGTTTATTATGAAGAAGAGTATAAATCTATTGTAGATGAGCAGATATCTCTGATACCTTCTTTGATGCCACCAAACAAAACTGCAGGTGCATTATCTGAAGATGGTTCTCGTATTATTAAAAGTAATCATGGTATCTTTATTGAGAACACCAATACTTCTAAAATTATTACTATAAACTTTTCTAAGTTTACATCAGATGAATTCTATAAAAAAGTAATAGAATTAAACCCCATGTATAAAATTTATAGAGATATGGACAGCCCATCTACTCTATTGTCTTACTATGGTGATGGTGACCATTATGATAAACATAAAGATGCATCAATATTTACTATTCTAGTTTATGCATTTAAGAATAAACATAATAAAAAGTTTTCTGGTGGAGACGTCTTTCTTTACTCTGCAGATGAATCTAAAAAGGCAACAATAGAAGCTATCCCAAATAGGGCTATTATTTTTCCAAGTTGCACCATGCATGGTGTGACACCTGTGGTAGCTAACGATAAATTTGATTTCAACAAAGGAGATGGTAGGTTTTGTATCACCCATTTCTTAAATAAAAAAGACCCAAGATTATGATTTTAATTGATTACAGCCAAGTTGCCCTAAGCACTATCCTTACGTTCCAACGAGAACTCAAAGGTACTGAGTCTGAGGTTAAGAACCTTATTCGTCATGTAACCTTATCCACAATCAAGTCGTATAAACGCAAGTATGGTAAAGAGTACGGAGAGATCGTTATTGCTTGCGATGGTCGTAAGTACTGGCGCAAGGAATACTTTGAATTCTACAAAGCCTCTCGTAAAAAGAACCGTGATGCATCTGACCTAGACTGGAAACTAATCTTTGATACGTTGACTGAGTTGCGAGAAGACATTGCCACTCACTTTCCATATCGTGTTGTTCACGTAGACCGAGCAGAAGCTGATGATGTTATCGCTTGTTTAACTCGTTGGGTTCAATCTAACCAACTGGTTCAAGAAGGTCTTGTTGAAGAACCACAGAAGGTTTTGATCTTATCATCTGATAAAGACTTCAAGCAACTCCAACTGTACTCAAATGTGAATCAGTGGTCGCCGATGGTCAAGAAGTTTATCACAGCTTCTAAGAAAGATATCCAAGACTTTATGGTTGAGCATATCGTTAAGGGTGATGCTGGCGATGGTATCCCGAACATTCTTTCCAAAGATGATGTATTTGTTAAAGGTGAGCGTCAGAAACCAGTCTCTGCTAAACGTCTTGCTGAGTTTATTGAATTGGGTTACGATGCTTGTCGCACAGATGAAGAGAAACGTAACTGGAAACGTAACTCTGTATTGGTTGCATTCGATAACATCCCACCAGATGTTGATGAAGAAGTCATCGTTACCTATCTAAATAACAAACCGAAGGGTGACAAGATGTCTATAATGAACTATCTCATTACACATAAGTGTCGCCTACTATTGGATGACCTAGAGGACTTTTAATGAGAAAATATCTGACACAAATGCTTGATGAGATCAATGCTGATCCAAAAGCTATTAACAATTATAGGGGTGATGCTGTACTAAAGCTAGCCTTCGAGTATGCATTCGATCCAGCCAAGAAGATGATTCTTCCAGAAGGCACACCACCATTTAAGCCAGCGGCTGAGCCTATGGGTATGACACCGACTAACTTGTTTAATGAGATGCGTCGCTTGTATGTGTTCTGCCGAGCAGACCTTACACCACTAAAGCGTGAATCATTATTCATCTCTTTGCTAGAAGGTGTGCATCCAGAAGAAGCCACAGCACTTATCGCTATCAAAGATCAAGCCTTACACAAGTTGTATAAGAAGATTACCGCTAAACTTGTAACTGAAGCTGGTTTTATTGCTCCTCCAGTCGAACAGAAACGTGCAACACCTTGAAGATGAAGACAGAGGATTCCTCCTCTTTTTACTGAGTCTCGAAGCAGATGAATTCGAGATGATGCTCAACGCTATGTCCAGAGAAGATGCAATGCGTGTCTTGGTTATGATCCAAATGGCCAAGGATGAATTGTTTGACGATGAGATGGAAGAAGATGGAATGAGAGAAGCCAATGAAGTGCTCAATAGGATTATGAAATTATGATGTTTTGGTTTAAGAAAAAGAAAGTTGTGTTTGACTGCTTTACGCATGATCGTGCTGCTCATGACATATATCCTATTCGCAAGTCTATGCCGTATTACCCCGAAGTCATCAAGCAGATGCCACCAACTGTCACTATGACAGACCCCAGAACAAATAATGATGTTCCAGCATCTACTATGAAATTATGTAGTGGTATCAATGGTTTATATAAACAAGGTGCTATAATTCCATTCTGGGATGATTACATTTGTCAACCCAATAAAGCTATTGTAGAGAAAAAATCTAGATTGGGCGTTTCTTCTCAAGAAGTTCATGAACATTCTAGGCTACAATTTCCAGGTATGTTTGATGATTTTGTTAATGTTAAATTCCATGGAATCTGGCATATCAAAGAAAAGACTGGTATTAAAGTTCTAATTATTCCTGCCACATATAATCTTAATAATTTTAACAATAATTTTATTATCCCACCAGCACTGTCATATTA